CGATTGAAACGATGGCCATCTGTACCCTGATTGCGTTGGCCGTGCCATTGAAGGTGCCAATGTTTTTCAGCGTGAAAATGTTGTTTCTACCTGTCGCCAACGTTTTGCCCGTCATGCTGTACACGTTCCAGCGGTCGCTTGAATTATCTTCGCCATCTGAACCAATAACACCGCCGCGCCATGAACCAGTTAAAATGCGCGCATTCGTTCCGCTGCCGCTGGCGCGCTGAATCTTGGATTGTAGCTTCAAAAACGGGTTACTTACATGCGTAATTGCTGGGCTTTTGTTCGTGAGATCAATTACATGCAAGACTTGCCAGCCAATGTTGAAACCGCAATACATCGAAAAGACAATTGGCGCAATTCCTAAATATCCCAACTGCAATTTAAAAACATTCAAGCCAGCCCAATCAACAAAAAACTCGTCACGGTCTGCTGTGCCGTCCAGCCTGTTTCCGTTCCATTCTGATTGCGGTATGAAAGTTTCAGTGCCGCCGTTCTTGTGCCAGATACCAAAAACAGTGCCCTGAAAGCCCAGCGCCAAACGATTATCTGTGTCACCCAAACCAATCTTTGAATCAACTCCGGCCTGTGCGTTTTCAAACGCCGCTGTGAAATTTGAAACAATTTCGTGGCCAGCGCGGTATCGTATTGAATCCAGCGTAATATATTCTGCAGAACCAACGCCAACACCAGTGCTAAACGATGCCAGTGACGCCTGTTTGGGGTCTGCCGTCTTTCCAATAGCGCCTGTGCCTGTTGTGGTCTTTACGCCGTCACGGGTCGAAACGCCCCAGTTAAAATTTGAGCTAATGTAATCACGCCGATTGCCAACGGTAGTTTCGCCAAAAATCGTATTGTGCGCCGAAAGTCCAGCGTAGTCTGTCAGCGCTGCTGGCAACGCGTTCTTGCTGCTTACTGGCTTGCCGTTGATTAACATCGCTCGCACTCCTTAAGCTTTATTGATAGCGATTTTGGCTTTCGCCTTTTTCATTTCTGTTTTATCAATGACCTTTCCAGCATCTAGCAAGCTGCCAACAAGTTTTTCGTCAACTTCTGCCTGATCGTTTTCATCAAATTGGATGCCGTAATGCTTGCCGCCGCGGGCTTTATATCGTGGATCCCTTACCAATTGAATTTTCATCGTTTGATTTCCCACTTTTGATTTGAAAAAGGGCGCTAAGTGCGCCCCTCATTATTTCTATTTCAACGTGTCAATTCTAGTTGTTGATTGAAGTGATACGCGCCAAGCCACGGCGGTTGAAGTTCACAAAGTTTGAATATGACTTCACGCGCCAGATTTCGTCATCCTTGGTTTCTGACTTGCCGATTGATTCAACGTCAAAGCCTACTGACGCGCCAGCTGGGTAAATCATGCCCGAACCAACTTTCTTTGAACCGTCATCGAACGTGCCGCAATAAACAGACGTTAACGCGCCAGTGGTAAGCGCCGCGCCGTTTGCTGTTTCAGTGATAGAAAGATAGTCGTTCTGGAAAATTGGAATGTTGTTGTAAACGTCTACGTTGCGCTTGCGGCCGTTGCCCATATCGAAAACGACAGTTTCATTCGCGCCGCCAAGTGCGCGAACCAATGCGCGGTATGCTCGCAAAGTGCGACCGTGCATAACAATGTAGTCAACTTCGCCATCTTTGGCTTTAACAAGGTCAAGACCCTCGTCCAACAATTCAAAAGAGATTGCCTGACCAGCGCTGGCGGTTGTGAATTGGCTCGCATCGCACAATGAATGAAACGAGTTTAACTGTGGGCTTGTGCCTGTGCCTGTGGCCATGCCAGTCTGCAACAGACGGCCAACCGCTTTGGCTTTGCTTGAAATTTCATCGGCCAACAGGTCAGCCATTGAACCCTGCATTTTAACAAGGCCGTTCATTTCAACGTCACCAATGGTGGTAACCGCTGTGTGGTAATCCAGTACGGTAGACTGTGCGCCCTTTGCCGTGATAGTGCCGCCGACTGCCAAGTTCTGCGCATCGCCGCCAGTGTCTTCACGGTTAATGCCAACCGCTGCGCCCTCGTAGCCAATCCACGGTAGCATATTCCACATTGGGTTTGTTGTAAGGACGTCCTGAACCACGCCTTTGATAAGCTGGTTTGAAATGCGTTTTTGCGCTTCTGCTAATGTTAATGATGCCATGATAATTCACCTTTTTTCTGTGATTTCAGACACCATAAGCGGCGCTGAAAAATAAATGATTTATTTACTTTCCCCATCAACGCCGCTGATAGGTAGGCGCACACCGCGCGCCCTTTTGTATTCCCTTATATAGCGAAAAAATTGATCGGGGTCAAGCGCTATAAGTCGCCAAGTCCAGCGCGTATATTCTCGCGGCTGGATCTGTTTTCACCACCACCACCACTGCCGCCGCCTGAACCACGCGAACCGCCGCCGCTGCTTGGGGTCTTATAATAACCATCAAGCCCAGCCACAAAGCCCGCGATGGTCAAGTTTCCGCCATCTGCGCCGTGCAAAATCTGGCCTTTGTCGTCATAAGCGACCACGCTGCCATCGTCTGCCAACGTAAATTTGCTGCCGATCATTGAATAAACCGCATCATGCAAAACAGGGTTAATTCTCTGGTCTGCCATTGCCTTTGCCGCCGCGCTGTCGATGTTCACGCGCTTGTTCACTTTGTACAAATCTGCCTTTAGCCTTTCAAGTTCGGCGTCTTTCGCGCCCATCTTGCCGGTAAAATCGCTGGTTGCTAATTCCATGCGTTTGGCCAGCACCGTTTCAAGTTCGCCGCGATCAATCAATTCTTTTTCGGCAATCTTGCGCTGCTGTTCCTGCATCGCTTTCACTTGTTCGGGGTCGATGCCATCAAACTGCTTTTTGAATGCGTTAAACTGTGCGCCAATGCCCTCGACTTCTGCCAGCTTTTTCGTCAAGTTTATGTTGTTATCTCGAAACTCTGACAGCTTGGCCTTTAGCGATTCAATGGTTTCGTCACCACCACCGCCGCCACCCTTGTCATCGTCATCGGTCTTTCGGTTCAGTTTATATTGTAGCAATGCGTTCTTTTTCATAGTTTCCAACTCCGTTGGGTTTGCCAGCGCGCCGCGCCAGCGTTAGTTTCTAAAGCCCTGCTTTTTCCCACGCTTTCGGGTAGTTTCTCTCCAGATCTGCCATCGACAGTTCTTTTTCGTCATGTATAAAATTTTTCATTTCAAGCCCGCCGTCTCTGAAAAGCGCGGCTTTCTTTTTGCCAAGAATATCTTCTTGAAACGATTTCGGCTGGCTCCGTAACCAGTCTGAATAGTTTCCGGCCCCTTTAAACTTTCCAGCACCGTCAGCGCCTTTGGTCGGCCTGACTGAAAGACTCCGATTTCTTTTTGAATACTGTGGATCAATGACCGCTGTTGTCGTACTGCGACAATTAGGATGCAACGGTATGTTCGGCGCCTTGCCAACTTCAAACAACTGGCCGTCCAAACCCCTACACACGCCGCTTGTTCTGCTGTCTAACGTTGAAAGCCATCGAACGTGTGTCACTAGGTCAGAATTATCCTCATAGACCTTAGAACGCGCCGCATTCGCCATGTGGCTAACCGAACCTGATACAAGCATTTTAAGTTTGCGGTCAATTCCAGAAAATGTGCCGTCATTAAAGCCCATTTCTTTCGATCCTTTCAATTCCTTAATCAAGTCAGTCATGGCGAAACCCTCAAAAAATGCGCGCCTGACTGTGTTCCTGATCACTTTCCGACTTTCATCAGTAAATTCTGCATAGGTTTCTTTCAATAGCTTATTGTTGAATGGTCTGGTATTGGCAAGCGCCCAGACTTGCGATGCGGTTGGCTTGGTAACCTTAACCGCTCCGGCTGCCGCTCCCTGTATCGTCATCACTTCAAACCCTGCCTGTGACACACCAAAGGACTTTAGTTCAACCGTGATTTCTGCTGTGACCTTTTCCAGCCCGTCACTTAGGATCCTATCTATCTTGCTCTCTAGGTCCTTGCTTTGGGCCAGTGTCGAAACCGTGCCATTTGCAATCTCAGCGATAATCTCCTTTTTGATCTGTGCCATCATCCTCAGCGCGACATTTGACCGCTGTGTTTTGTAGCGCTCCAACCAGTGCGCGTGGCGCGCTGCCGCGTCAATCAGGAATGTATCAGAATCCATTTTCAATGCGCTCAATTTCTTCATCAACGCTGGTTGTAACAATTTCGCCGCGCTGTAAGTATTCAGTGAAAGTGCGCTGGCTCATTCTGTTCGTGTTGATCGCTTGCAATAACGCGCCGATCATTGCCGCATCCAATTCGCCCTCGATGAAATCTTTGTTTACTTTTATGTCAATCTGGCTTTCGTCAACACCCAAAAACCCAGCCGCCAATTCAAACGCCTTGATAAGTGCCGATTCAACGCTGTCGGAGATGGTCATAAGCGTGGCGCTGTCGCCTGATTGCTCAACCCGTGCGCTCTCTGCGGTCTGTACCTGTGCGCGCTTGGCTTGCAACGCCCGTGCGCCCAGTGCGGCCATTTGGTGTTCAAGCTTATCAAGCACAGAAAGATATTCCGAAATTCCGCCCTGATCGCTTACAACTTCGGCGTGGCCAGCGCTGTCTGGAATGTGATTAAGCCCACCAATGCCATATTTGATAGTGGTCGGCGGTTTGCCATCCATGAAAAGGAATGTTGGCTTGTGCGTGGTCGCTTGGATAACCTGCCGCAAGTCACTGTATACCTGATAGTGCTGCAAATTTGCGTCAGCCAGATCCTTGAAAACGGGTTTCTTAATCGCTGGCGTGTTGTCGATAGGGTTCACAAAGACAAAAGGAATATCAGTTAACTTATCGCCCAGCTTGGTCGGGTAAATAGGTTCGCCAGCAACATAGGTGTCGCCGTCAGCCCTCCAAACCCTTTGCATATAAAATCCGTCATCGTCACGGGTAAGTTCTCGATACTCGACAGCCTCGACCAGATTGTATTTGTCATCTGGATCCGAAACCAGAAACGGTTCGCGCAATATGATGAAATCATCTGACCAGTTAATGATTGATTCCGCGCTATATGAACGAAACGCCGCCTGTTTCTTTGCGTCATCGAAATCAACAAGAATGCCACGCCGACTGGTAAGCAATAGTTCGTCAATCAAACCCGCCGTGAAAGTGTTCAGGTCCTTACCGTTTCCCACATCCTTTATCATCGGCTGCAGCGAATCAGGCAGTTCGACCTGCACAGGTTTCCGCATTATGTTTCCGGTCACTTCTGAAATAGTGCGCGAAAGCACAGGCAGGAAAAAAGCGCGTTTCAGCATCTTGCTGTATTCGTCATCTGACTGACCAGCCGCGCGCGTTAGGTATAAATCCTTGCGGCTCTTTATCACTGAATCACCAGCAAAACAGTCGCGCATCTGTGCCCACTGTTCGCCGTTGTAGCTAGGGTTTCTGGTATCAATAGGCATTTTTAAACTCCAATCGTTTCAATTATTCCGCTGCTGGGGCGCTCAATCGGAAACAGCCAGTGAATGACATAGCCAGCCGCGTCAAGAACGTGATCAACGCCCGCCGTTTTATCGGGCATTCCATTTTTATCGTATGCTTGTTGCTCTAGTCCGTTCGCCAATTCAGGGCAATGATCAACATTAACCCGCAATTCACGTTTCGATATTTTAACATTCACGGCAAGCACTCTGTCTTTGATTCTTGGGTTCTGTTTCTTTGCGTATACAGTAAAGTGCGCCCGTAATAAAGCAATATCGGTCAATGATGCGCCTTTACTGCTCGCATTTCTACCGCTGGCGTCTGGATAAATCGTCACTCGATCTTTACCGTACAATTCGGCGACCGCTTCAATCATGGCTGGCGTGTCTCGAATCCCAGTCAATTCATTAACAAAATGCGGTTCGCCGTCACGGATAACCACAACAGCCGCGCTCATATTATTGACGTTAAAATCCATGCCAACATGAATTTGTTCTGTTGCTGTGGCGGTAGTGTAGCAAGCATTTTGGCGGCGGTCGAAATCTGGGTAAACAGCACCGCTGGTCAAGTTCACAAATTCGCCTTCGATATAGGCCGCAATTAGCTGCGCTGGATACGATGCCTTTAACGATTCAATGTAATCTTTCGGTAGATACGGATTTGAATAAGTGCTGGCCTTAACAATCTGGTAAAGGTCACTGGCATTTTTTACCCATCTGTCATGGCAAAACTTGAAACCCTCTGGCGTTGTGTAAGCGCTTACACGGTTGAATACTGTTTCTGGTGTCATTCCCTTTGGTACTTGTCTGGTTCTCGCCAGAATTTGATTCCAGACGGTTCGCGCGTGATTCGGGCGCAATGTGTCCAGTTCATCAACGTGTGACCGATACGTCTGATAACCAACGATTCGTGCTGGATTGTCTAAGGTTCTTAGAATGAAATCACCAAATTGCGTATTGCTGGTGTATATGACGTTTTCGGACTGATTATAATTGTAACGTATGCCATGTTCAGAAAGTTTCTGCTGCATCCTAGCCGCCGTTATTAGTCGCACAAGGTCATAAGTCGGTGCGTATAACCCTATCATAGCGTCAGACGCTTCGGCTGCGTCCATCATCGCCCTGTTCGCCATCGCCTCGCTTTTGCCTGAACCAAAGCCACCGCAAAACAATGGGTACTTGGCTTGGCTTGCCAGAAACCGTGCTTGCGGCTGTGTCGCCTTAATCCGTAAGGTCTGCATCGCCGCCAATAACTTCGATCTCGATTTTGTTTACTGTGTGGTTTGCTGTCACAACATTTTCAACTCGATCACGCCAGTTGTCTGGGTCGCGGTTCTTTAGAAAGAATATCATTGCCACGTTGTCACCCTTTACTGCTTTCTGAAACAAAGCATTGGTGACTTTGGCGACGCCTTTATGTTTTCCTCTTTTTATAGATGCCTCAAAAGCCTCATTATCATTCTTTCTTCGTCTTATAGTTTCCCTGCTGCAACCTATAACAGAGCCTATTTGTTCTTCGCTTAACCCTTGCGCTGCGAGTGCTTCTACCTGTCTTATGACTTCATCTGTGATTTCAAAGGCCATTATTCGCCACCTGTATCGACATTTTTCGATATAGATAATTCATTATAAGTTTTACCGCTTTCAATATGTATGGCTTCTTTGCCTGTAAATTTCTGCCAACGGTTTATGATTACGTCTATATATGGTTCTGCCATCTCCATTACGAAAGCTTTCTTATCTTTTGTTTCACAAGCCATGAGTGTAAATCCTGAACCACCGAATAAATCTAATATTGTGTCGCACTTCTGCCCATATATATTAAAACACCATTCAGCTAATGCTATTGGCTTCTGTGTTGGGTGGACTCTTTTTTCTCCATGCTCGGATGCTTTGCAAATCCCAGACCACCTATGCTGGAATGTTCTTACTTTGGTATCTTGATTAGTCCATGCCAGCTCTGCATCAGCAAAAGTGCTATCGCCTGTCTGCTTATCCCAAACAACCCAGCATTTAGAGTTGCCTAGGTGCTGGGCATAATAGTTACCACCCCATATAATCTCTACTTTTGCACCTAGTGTTTTAATCACCTGTATAGCATCAACAGCTACATCTATTGACTCATCACCAGCCACTGGAGCGTATTTGTTAGCCGCTATATGCTTGCCGCCACTCTTTGCTTGTTTGCCCTTTCCAAAAGCACCACCACCACCTATCTGATTGTTTTGAACAATACTAATACCATAAGGTGGATCAGTAAAAACCATGTCAGCCTTATGCCCATCCATTAGCTTTTCAACAGCGTCAATACTGGTTGAATCACCACACATTAATCGGTGATTGCCTAGCTGCCAAATATCACCCAATACGCTCACGGGTGTTTCTGGTGGCTCTGGTACTGCGTCTTCATCTGTTAACCCGTCAACAGGTTCTTCATCAAGCAACCCTGACAGGAAGTCATCATCGAACCCTAGCAAATCAATATCGAAGTCCAATTCACCTAGTGTTTCAATTTCTAATTTTAGCTTGTCTAAATCCCAATCGGCGTTTAGCGCAAGCTGGTTGTCGGCTATAACAAGCGCGCGGCGTTGCGTGTCTGATAAACCCGTAAGCCTTATAGCTGGCAAACCAGCCATGTCGAGGCTTTTTGCTGCCAGAACGCGGCCGTGACCAGCTATAATCGTATTTTTTTCGTCTATTAGTATCGGATTCGTAAAGCCAAATTCTTTTATCGAATTTGCGACCTGTTTAATCTGGTCGTCAGAATGGGTGCGGGAATTGTTTTCAAACGGCGAAAGTTTTGAAATTGGAATGATTTCATGTTCTGGAAAATTCATGTTTATTGTCTCCGACAATTTTAGACCAGCACCGCCAGTCATTGCGGAAATGATAACGCAAGAATCATGCAAACACAAAAAAAGGGCTTTCGCCCTTGGTTGTCAACCACCATAATAGCAATCGTTGTAATCGTCCTGATCGAAAAAGTCTTCGTCTGGTTCGTCAATCGCTTTTCGCATAGCGGCCTCAATGCTTTCGTTTACGTCATCATTCAACCATTCGATCAAATCAAAATCGTCATCGCAAAGCTGTTCAAAATCAAATTCACTTTGCATACAGGCGTGAACGTCAACAATTATAAAATCCCATGTCGCGTATTCTGCTGGCGTCCAGCTGTCTGGGTGCCCTGACCTGTAAGCAGGTTCGCCGCCATCAAAGTCGATAACCTCTACCGTGTAAATCATATTACCGTAATTATATGAAAACTGTTCGCCGTTCATTTGGAACCCCTTGGGGATTTTTCCCCGTTGTTATTAGGCTTTAAAAGTAATGCCCTGCGCTGTTATTTTTTCTTTCCACTCTACCATTTTGGCAGTGTGTTCTTTTCTTGTTCTGCTGTAACACAGGATGCCACGACTTGCTTCACCTGCTTTGATGTTATTGCCTAGCTGCCACAATTCCTCTAAAGCTGTATAAACAACATAAAGCGCATAGCGGTTTTTATTCGGCTTGCCAGCATCCACTGTCTCAAATTCTGCCACCATTGCTGCAGCAAAGTCTTTTGGATCATATACTGATTTCATTTGGAACCCCTTTGGGGCTTTCGCCCCGTTGTTATTATCTGATTTTTGTTAAAACTCTTAGGTGCGCGCATTGGATGTTATAGCCGCCCGCGAATACTGTTTGGACCTCAACGATTTTATTGCCCTTGTCTGTGTTCACTTCAAAAACGCCGTTGAAACCATCGCGTGTGTGGGTGAAAGAGGACGACAAAACATTTTCAACGCCAGCTTTCTCAAGTTTTTTAACCATCTTCGCATTGCGGCTCGCTATAACCGCTTCACAGTATTCTTTGCAATACTTCACGCGGCTTTCGTCTGTTCCGTATACCAGCGCTCTTGACCATGCCACTGAACCTGCCAATTCGATCACCTTGTATGCGCGGTCGTATGCGTTCATCTTTATATATTCCGGCTGCGCCTTATACTCAGCAATCTGCGCGGCGCGCTTGTTCGCCCATTCCATTGTATTGGCCAAAACCACAGAATCCATTTCAGCAAAAACCGCGCCTAGTTCGTCAAACATTGTTTTCAGTGAATCTTTCATGCTGTAACCCCTTTGCTTTATTTGGTATACAACCACTTTAAAGCACAATGGCTTCAAATAAAGTGATCTGGGTCACATTTCAGGCAGGTTAATAGAAAAAAGGGCTTTCGCCCTTTGGTTAATGTTCTGGTTAGACTTTGACGGTAGCCAGCCGCTCAATGTAATGGTGGTACTTTATGGCGGCCGCCTAATGTAGCGCTTGTACTTTGGCTATACGGTGCGAACGCCTCGAATGTATCCGCACACAATGGCCTCTGCTAGTTTCTGGGCCTGTTCCCAGCTTTCGCAATACAGCGCCACTTGCTCTGCAATGTCTCGCTGCTTGATCACGTTGTGTGGTCGGTCAATGTTCGTAAAGGAATTTTTTTCTGGCCAGCCTTGTGGCGCCAGTGGTTCTTCTTTCCAGTGTGGTTTTGCCACTTCTGCCTCTGCTAATTCAGCCGCAATAGCTTTCTGGCGCTTGTGAATCAACAGTTCGATGCGCTCAACGCCATGTTCCCACGCACCCATTGCCAACTCGAACCGCTTTGGAAACTGTATTGCGGTTGGCTTTAGCGCCTCAAGTTCAACGGCGCGGCGTTTCAGGCTGTCTATCGTGTAC